GTAAATTGCTTAATAAATACTGTATAATCATAACAAATCTTATTAATTACATCTTCAAGAGAGTATAATTTATTCTTTAGAGTTTCTGCTACTTCGCTTTTTGTCTTAGGCGAAATAATAATTTTTGCAAGAGTGTTCCACTCAGTAAGAATTGCCCCATTATCTAATACCTTTTTGCCACTCTGAATATCTGGTGTTGGTTTATCTGCTATTCCCTTTATATCCTGAAGTTTAACAGTTAAATTCATTGCTAATTTATCAAATGTATTATTAGCATCTTCAGTATTAACTTCATTGAAAAAATTATCTTGTTTTGCAGTGCCACTCCATACTTGAGCCTGAGATAAAAACTGATTATGTATTTTATCTGTAATCATTTTTTCAGTATTAGCCATTTCCGCATTCTGCATAGCCCTTAATGTTTTCATTATAATATGCTATATATATTATTAATATAATATAATTATTATAATTATTTAGGACTATATAAGCCTTCTGCTTTAACAATCTTACTCGCTTCTATCATACTAACACCTCGCTTCTTCATAATATCTTTCACAATACCAGCCCTAACTGAACGGCCACCGCCACCAGACCGGCCACCACCAGAACGGCCACCTCCAGATTCTCCACCGCCAGAGTATCCCATCCCAGACATTGAAGAAGAATGCATTTCTGATTGAGGGATTAGATGCACTTTTTTACTTCCAGTGGGACGACCTCGTTTTTTCTTGCCCGCACCTATCCCATCAAGAACAGCACTCGCCATTTGAGCCCGTTTGTCGGGTATAACCCTTAAAACTTCTCGAGCCATTCCCGCAACAGGTTTAACAACAGACATAAAACCTTGGCCAATATCAGAAAGCCAATTGCCACCTTCTCGTTCAATATTTGCGACTTCAAGTTTGCTTTGGCTTGTCTTCTTATATCTATGTTGTCCATTTATGCCCCCACCAATTGGACGGGAAAGCATACCTCCCCCTTCAATACTTCCATCAACCCCATCAGATTTTTCTTCACCTCCTGATGCATCCATACTTGAAGCAAACCCGCCTCTTCCTTTCATATGTCCTTTTTTATGTTTGCTTAAATGATGTTGGTATAATGCATTAGACAAATGTTCAATAAAACCCCCAGACAAGCCTTCGCCAACAAGACTGCTTCGTTTAATATATTCCTCATTGGCTTTCAAAATTTGCTTAGCAATTGTGCGATTATACTCGTTATCATATGGCATATTCCTTATATTATATTATAATATAATATAATTTATATTTTCCATATTTAATTTAAATTCGTTGAATAGTAGGCGTTCCACCGATTGGAATTTGCACCTCGCCCGCAACATCTCTTATTATAGTTATACCGCAACAAGCAAAACGAGAACAGCGCGAATTATAACATAATTTCAAAGCCAAAACAATAATTGCGGTTCCTGAACCTATTAAGAGAGTTGTTGTTGTTGAGTCCATATATAATATTATGCAACTTTAGTTAAATAATTAATTACGAATGTCGAAGTATCAGTATTAACTGTGCTAAAAAGTGAAACAGTAGTTGTAATTGGACCAATAGCCGCCGTAGTAGCACCTAATATTACATTAATGCTTCCTGGAACTCCTCCGACAACAGTTCTTGTTATGCTTGTAATCTGACTTAGTCCAGAACTATAACCTGGCAAGTCAGAGACAACAGTTCCCGCTTGCAAAGTAAAAGTGGCGCTATACGCTTTAACATTATTAGTTAATCCAAGTTCTCGATTTGACATTATACTTATAATTAATATAAATATTTTTATTTTATAATTATAATTATAATTTATTATTTTTTACAACAGTCTTGCATCTACTCTTTTCTTGCCATATCCAAGAGCCCCAAGCGATGCAGCGGCAGCCTGAGCATACTTATTTTCTGGCAAAAGTTCAAGGCCTTTCTTAGCAAGTGGGGCAACCTTTGCCGCTAGTGATTTAATACTGTCAAAAATACCTCCACCAGATGAACCACCACCAATAAGACGGGACAAATCACTGCTTGAATGTGTTTCTTGTTCTGATGCATCAAGAACCATCTGTTTTGTTAAGATTCCGGTATAAGTCGAACTTGTGCCACGTTCGCAAACAAACACGCCGGAATTCATGGTAATAAGCACAATCTCCGGATTAACCAATTCTTGCGAAGACTGATTCGCAACATTCAACACAATATTCAGAACGAAATTACCGAGGCTTCCGCAAGAATAATAGCTCTCAGAAAGCTGCACGTGGCGAGCCATATCCAAGCAAATTAAGCTTCCGCTGAGAGGAGTTGCAACACTTGAATTTGCAACACTTGAATAACTATTAGCAAATCCGCTAAACTCAAGCCAAGACTGATTTGAACCTGCTTCAATAGACATTCGATATAAATCCTGTTGAGTTGCGGATGCAAGAATACCTGAACTGTTGTTCCAATTCAAACTTATGCTATTAATAACAGCAAACGCATCAGCATCGCCGCATGTCTGAGTACTCATATTTTTTCTTACAAAAATAATGAGTTTATCTGGAACACAGTTAAGGCTTATACTACTGGTTCGCATCTGAGTAAAACTTAGTTGTTGTGGAACACCGACGGCTGCCGCAGCACATGCCGGCAAATTTGCGTTATATGTAGTAAGATACCTTGGCAACTCATAATAAGGAGTTATGCATTTTACGGGGAGCATCTGGTCAGAATGACAAGTCAAGAAAGTCATTAACAACTTGCTTCCAGAAAAGGCAACTGGAGAAACAGAAGCATAAGAAACACCATCAAGCATTTTCCTCGATGAACGCCAAACACGCGCACCTGAGCCGATGTTGAAAACAAAATTCAAGTTCTGAATACCTACCATTGCACCGTTGTTATGCCCCGAATTGTAAAACATAAAAGGGCTTAGAAGTAGAGGTTCAGTGCATGTAAAAGTTATGAATACAGTTTGCGAAATACCAGTGCTTACAACTGGAGCATTAACTGCACCAGTCTGAGTAGTAGAAACTCGGTCAAGAACCCAAGAACCACGAGAAACATAGTCATTATCCATTGAACCATTCTGATAACCACCAAGAACGTTATTCGTTGCAAAAACACCGTCAGCATAGTTATAATAAGTGTCAAACTGAGTCGGAGTTGTTCCATTAAATCGTGCAAGGCTTCGCTTATCATTCATACGAAGAATTGGGGCTAGGACGTCCCGCATATTACAACTTACGCTGTTATTATTTACTGTAGAACTCATAACTGAAACGAGTTGATGCAATGGAAAAGGAGCAAGTGCATCAGTCAAGCCATAATTAATTAGGTATTCGCCTACTGGAGGAATTCCTGTAATAGCAAGTTGAACAGTGGATTGCCACAAAATCGTTCGGTCTAAAAGCGTTTCAAGGCTCGGGCACTGGACATTGAACGTATGCGAACTTGTGCTCTGTGAAACTGCGTTATACTGAGACTGCGTAATATTGGCACCGCCTTTCTGGACTGCATAGCCGATTTTATCGGTAATGTTTGCTATTCTGTCATCAGTTGCTAATACGGCATTAAAATCGCTCATTATACTTATACTATTATGAAATATAAAAATTTTATAAAAATATAAAAATAATTTTAATAATTCATAAACAAAAATTATTAACTATAATCTGAAGCGTTCCACGATTTCTTTCTGAACAGAAGTTTAACACTTGCTGAACAACCTGAAGCAAGTTGAATAGGATAACTATTTCCATAATAATCAATCCAAAACACTGCGAGTTGGATTCCACTCAAAACGTTATCCCCATATAAATCAGTCATTCTATATTCACATGACGGGGTATAAGTAATATTTGGGCAATACGTGTTTAAAGCCGAGAATGGCACTTCAAAATCTGTCAAAATAGGCGAAATGTTCGAGTTATTACCGCCTGAAAGGTTAGCACCTTGAGGACTATTATAAATTTTGGGAAGTGAAACATTTTCTGGAACAACTGGAAGCAATGAAGTTGTAAAACTAATTTTCGCTATAGGGTTCCATAGGGCACACGTCGAAAATTCAGAATAGCATTGTAAAGCGGTATATCCTGGAAGTGTTAGCAAATTTGCCCCGTTTTGGTTTGCGACAACAAGTTTATAATTTTCGCCTTGTGTTATGTTTTGGTAGCCAAAATTGATATAATTGAAAGCCGAGAATAATGTTTGCATTGGACTATTGAAATATATTTCAATAGGGTCAGTTAATGCATTATCATAACCTGCTTGGTCGGCGTCTATAATGTAATTTAGACTCTCTGGTATGAACTCCATAAAAGGCGGGTTCAAACTTGGTAATGCACCTAATCCTAAGCCTGTTGCTACTCCTTGCAATCCTATAACCGCAAGTTTAAAGGCTTGGTTAATCATATAAATCCATTGTTGATAAGCCATTACATAATAATATTCACTTGAAACATCTTGAACAAATAGCGGAGGTTCGGCTTCTCTTACGCTTCTATTGAATGAAACATAAGGGATGTATTGCTGAAATGTTGCGGTCTTATATGTAAGTGTTATACTATAAATCAGTTTGTTCTTGTCTGGTTGTCCTACTATAACCTGAGGCAAGAACTTCGGAAGTGTTGGGGTCTGAATAGAAAACCGCACTACACTCATGCAATAAGACTCTGGGGCTGTCAAATAGGGCGAGTTTCGAACTTCCAAAAAAGACAAGGGGACTGCTTGACTTAATCCCGTAGTATCATTATTAACCATATCAAGGTTATAATAAACATGATAGGGATTTGAAGGCGAATATTTACCTAATGTTTGCACTGACTTCATAATTAGTTATATTATAATATAATATAATATAATAAATTATGAAAAAATGGCGATTATCTAAATCAAAATGGCAATTATCTAATTAAAAAAGGCAATTATCTAAAATGTCGGGCAAAATATCCATTAGATAACTAACGCCCCATGTAAATATTTTAAAATATTTACATGGGGCGTTAGATATTTGCAAAATATCTAATCAAATTGATTAGATAATGATGACTAATTATGATGACTAACTCTTAAATTAAGCAATCTATCTTGTATTCACAAATCCTTATAAGCCTATTGATAGGAATAAACACATATTCCCTATTGTTTCCTTTCATTCCTATTCTATCCTCACTTTCAAACATTCGCCTTTCAAAATTAGCGAACTCATCGGGATTATACCTAATATAATATAAACCATCAGTAAAATCAAATAAGAAGACTTGTTCGCATTTACTGTATAACTTGCCTGATGGAAGCATAGTTGTATTATAGTTTTTGCTTGAACATTTACGGCTTTTGAGTTCATAATATGTTTGCCCATCAAAAAAATCATATGTTGAATATTTATCGCTACTCTTCTGAATATTCGGATTGTTCCAGAAGTGCTTAATAGTCTTTAAAATCCTTGCTTCTTGAGTCATGCCATATTTGTAATCATTCGAGTAAGACATTATATAATATCTAAATATTTTATTTTTTTTATTATTTTAACTTAATAATTATCTATTGCTTTATATAATCGGCTTGAGTCGATAGACTATGGGACATAGCGATTGAGTCCTTCTTCATATCTTCCTTTTGTTGTCCATACTTATTAGATAAGTAAATGTGGCGAATCATGTTGACCGAGACTTTAGACTTAAATATTTTGTTAAGCATTTTCGTAATATTAGGACTTGTATAAGACTTACCAAGTAAAAACTCAGATGGGTTCTTACCATGATAGGATTCGATAATTCGGTATAAGTCTTCGGCTATGGGCTCACTCTGTTCGCCCATTGTTTTAACAGTCTTATATTTCCTAAATATGAACTTTTTATTTTTCATATCGCAATAATTATTAACCCCATCATCAACCATCTTCATATTTGTATAATCTAAAGCCCGCCTTGGTGGGATATCTACATATAAAGATAATAGTAAATGTTCAATAGAATCAGGCTTTAATGCATCCCTAATTGCCATGATTTCAGGCCAAGACATCCAATTATCGGTTTGCTTTTGCGTTTTAATTCCGCTCGATTCTACTTTTTTTAAATCAGTATTAACATTATTAAGCAAAGCGAACCATCTATTAT